GCTACATTCGGGGCGACCCGCATGGAAGAGGACAAACTCGTTGAAATCGCGTGTAACGAGTAGGGGGCTAGATTATGGCAAATGTAAACCAGACCCTCGCCAGCAACTACGTTGCTTCTCCGCCCACGCACAGCCCGGCGTACCAGCTCCACGGCTCGATGCGTGTCGCTTGCGGCACAATCGCGCTAGGGTCCGGTGACCTGTCTAGTTCGGACACGGTCATGCTCGCGCCGATTCCGACCAATGCCGCGATCATCAGCATTAAGTTGTTCAATGATGACCTCGACAGTGGCACTACCAACACTTGCGACGTCGGTCTCTGGACCGCAGTCAGTTCGCCAGCGGCGAAAGACGATGACTGCTATGCGTCGGCGATTACGGACCTTCGTGGTGCCGTGACCACCGGCACCGAGGTAGCCTTCGAGGCGAGGAACGTGAATCTCATGGGGCAGCGCGTTTGGGAAGACGCTGGCGACAGCACCGACCCAGGCGGCCACTACTTCGTGGGGCTAATCTTCGACGCGGCCGGCGATACCGCCGGCGATCTTTCGTATGTGATTACCTTCGTCGTCGACTAAGTGATCGCAGTCTAAGTGAGTGGGGGCTTCGGCTCCCACTCTTTTTGAGGGTATGAGATGGCATCAGACGTCGATATTTGCAACTCGGCGCTAAACATGATCGGCGCGAGCAACATCATCTCGCTGACCGAGGACAGCCGCGCCGCGCGCGTCTGCAACCAGCGGTATGCGTTCGTGCGTGACGCCGTGTTCCGCGCGCACCCGTGGAACTGCCTGGTCACACGCACCAGCCTTGCCGCGGACAGCGACACGCCAGCGTTTGAATTTGACTACCAGCACACATTGCCGGCCGCCCCTTATTGCCTGCGCGTCCTGCGACCGCAAGACCCTGACACGGTGTTTCGCGTCGAGGGGCGCAAGATTATTTCTTCGACGACGCCGTTCAAGATGATTTACATCGCGCGCGTCACCGATCCGGCAGAGTACGACCTGTTATTGATCGAGGCTATCGCCGCGCGTTTGGCAGCCGACATCAGCTACGCGCTGGTCAACAGCGCCAGCCTGTCACAGATGCTGCTCGCGGTATACGACAGCAAGCTGTCCGAGGCCCGCTTCGTCGATGCGACCGAAGGCACGCCGGACAACGTGGTCAACATCGACCGCGCGAGCTATAGCGAGAGCGACATCCTTATCTCTGCGAGGTTCTAGTGCCGAAAGTTAGCAAAGCATTTGCGAACTTTACGGCTGGCGAGGTCACGCCCAAGCTCTACGGCCGCACTGACATCTCGAAGTACGATAACGGCGCCGAGACGGTCGAAAACTTTCTGGTGCAGCCGCATGGCGGTCTGCTGCGCCGGCCCGGCACGCGCTTCGTAGCCGAGGTCAAGAGCAGCGACGATGCGGTGCGCCTGGTGCCGTTCGAGTACAACGTCGAGCAGGCATATGTGCTGGAATTTGGGCCGCTCTATTTCCGCATCTACAAGGATGGCGGTCAGGTTACGTCCGGCGGCAACGCGGTCGAGGTGACGACGGTCTACCCGGCCGTGGACCTCGACGGACTCAAGTTCGCGCAGGCGGCAGACACCATGTACGTCGTCTCGCCGAACCATCCGATTTATAAAATTACGCGCACCAGCCACACGGCCTGGACGATCACAGAGGTGGTCACCTCGCGCGGCCCGATGCTCGACGAGAACGCAACGACCACGACGCTGACGCCGGATAGCCGCGACGGCACCGTGCAGCTAACGGCCAGCGCGAGTACGTTTGCCAGCACCGACGTCGGCCGGCTGGTCAAGGTCTTCGAGGGCTACGTCAGGATCGCCACATTTACGTCGGCGACGGTGGTCAGCGGCGCTGCACAGGAGCTGGAGGACGGCCGCTCGGAAATCCTGCCGTCGTATGTTGCCGACACGATCTCGTTTCACGAGGGCGACCCAGATAGCACCGCTCTGGAGCACAACGACCGCATCGAGGACTCCGCTGCTGCCTTTATCGATGAGGGCTTCGAGAACGGTCAGACGATCATCATCAGCGGCTCGACCTCAAACAACTCGACGGCGGGCTTCCTGATCGTTGACGTGACCGATAGCGTCCTAACGCTGGCGCCCGGTGCTGATCTGACGACCGAGACGGCCGACACCGGCCACACGATCCAGGGCAAGCTGGAGGCCACCGACAAGTGGTCGCTGGGCGCGTTCTCCGACACCACGGGATACCCGCGCGCCGTGGCTTTCTATGAGCAGCGCCTGGTCTTCGCCGGCACCGACAACCAGCCGCAGACGCTTTTCTTCAGCCAGGGCGGTGACTTCGAGAACTTCGAGGGCGGCACCGAAGCCGACGACGGCATGGTCTACACCATCGGCTCGAATCAAGTGAATGTCATCCGCTTCCTGGCCTCGACCCGCAACCTGGTTTGCGGCACGTCCGGTGGCGAGTTTGCGGTGCGCGCGGGCGGCACCGACGAGGCCATCACGCCGACCAACATTCAGATCAAACAGCAAACTGCGCACGGCGCCGCGGACATCCAGCCTGTCCAGGCCGGCAACGCCATTCTGTTCGTGCAGCGCGCCAAGCGAAAAGTGCTGGAGCTTCAGTACAATTTTGACGCAGACGGCTATATTGCGCCCGACGTCGCCTTGATATCGGAGCACATTACCGCAAACGGTCTTGACGAGCTGGCGTTCCAGCAGGAGCCGGACTCGATCTTGTGGAGCGTGCGTGGCGACGGCCAGATCGCCTGCATGACCTACAAGCGCGAGGAGAAGGTCATTGGCTGGACGCGGCAGATTGTCGGCGGCAGCTTTGACGGCGGCAGCGCAGTCGTCGAGAATATCGCCACGATCCCAGGCGATCTTGACGAGGACCAAATCTGGATGGTTACAAAGCGCGACCTTGACGCTGCGGCGAGCTGCACGTTGACGGTTACGGACTACGCGAACATCGCCACCGACACGACAATAACGCTCACTAGCGACGACGGCACAACGGCGACATTCACCTGCCAGGGTGCCGGCACAGGCTCGCCGGACGCAAACAAGTTCTTCCACAACCAGGACAACGACACCACCGCCGACAACATCTACACCTGCATCAATGCGCACGCCGACTACACGGTGGCTAATCCGGCGGCAAACGTGATCACGATTACCCGCGCAGCGGCGGGGAATAGCAACTTGGTGACGACGACCGGCGACCCGGTGCGCCTGGCGATCACGAACTTCTCTGGCGGTCGAGCGGCTAAGCGGTACATCGAGTATGTCAAGGATTTCGATTTCGGCACCAACGTCAGCGATGCGGTGTTCGTCGACAGCTCGCTGACCTATACCGGCGCGGCCACGACATTGAGCGGCAGCATTGCCGCTGACGCGACGACGATAACGCTGGTGGACAGTTCGGGGCTGGCGAGCAGCGGTGCCGTCAAGATCGGCAACGAGATTATCACCTACACGGGCAACACCTCCAACCAATTGACTGGCTGCACCCGCGCCGTGGTTGCGGCGGCTGCGGCGCACGACAACGGGGCTGCGGTGACCCAGGCGGCGCTGACACTGTCCGGTCTCACCCACCTCGAAGGCGAGACTGTCAGCATACTCGGCGACGGTTCAGTACACCCAGACAAGACGGTGTCGTCGGGCGCGGTGACCCTGGAGCGGTATGTTACAAAGGCGCACGCCGGCCTGGCATACAACTCGACGCTGCGCACCCTGCGCGTTGACGCCGGCAGTAGGATCGGCACCTCCCAGGGCAAGATCAAACGTATCCACGAGCTGACCGTGCGGCTGCGCCGATCGGTGGGTCTGAAGGTCGGCCGCAACGCCGACAATCTCGACGTCGTGCCGTTCCGCTCGTCGGCGACGGCGATGGACTCGCCCATCGCGCTGTTCACTGGCGACAAGGAAATCGAGCTTGGCGGAAACTACGACACCGATGGTCAGCTTACGATTCGCCAGGATCAGCCGCTGCCGATGAACATCCTCGCCGTCTACGCGACATTGTCTACTTTTGATCAGTGAGGCTGGTGCCGTTCGAGGTGGCGCACGGCGAGGCGCTACTCGCCGCGGACCTGAACGACGACCGCAATCGCCCGGCGCCAGAGTTCGGCAACTTCATGCCGACGCTGGTGCATGAGGGCATGGCCTTCACGGGCATCGACAACGGCCATCTGGTAGGTGCCGCCGGCATCTTTCCACTGTGGGAGGGCGTTGGCGAAGCCTGGTTTTTGGGTGCCAGCCGCGTCGGCAAGCACCAGCTCCGCGTGGCGCGCCTTGTCCGCAAGGGGCTGCTGCGCGTAGCCGACGAGCAGGGGCTGTGGCGGGTGCAGGCTGCGATGCGCAGCGACTGGTCGGAGCTTGCGCGCTGGGCGCGTTTTCTCGGCATGGAACATGAAGGCACCATGCGCCGCTACGGCGCCAACGGACTAGATTACGAGAGGTATGCACGAGTATGGCTATAGGAATGGCTGTCGGCACGGCGATCTCGGCCTACGGGCAGATGCAGACGGCGAAAGGCATGAAGGCCGCCGGCAAGGCGGCGATGTCAACCGCGCAGTATAACCAGCAGATTCGCGAGCGTAACAAGCGCGTCTTCGACCAGGAGGCGGCGTTGCGTGAGCGCGTCGGCGGTCAGGAAGCCGTCAGGTTCTATAAGACGTTTGAGAAGTTGCAGGCACGCGCCGGCACGGCGTATCGAAAATCCGGTGTCCTGGCCGGCACCGGCACGCCGCTGCAGGTGCTAATGGCGAGCGCCAACGAGGCCGAGGCCGACGTGCAGACGATCAAGCTGGCGGCGGCGACCGACGCCGGCCGGCTGCGTGCACAAGGCGTCAACCAGCGACTGGCCGGACAACTCGCCTTGCTTGAGGGCAGGCAGCAGCAGCTCGGCTACAACATCAAGGCGCGCGGCGCGCAGCTTGCCGCCGCCTCGACCCTGCTCAAAGGCGGCTATCAGGTCTGGTCGGCGTGGCCGGACTCTGGCGCCGGTGGCGGGCAGCAAATCGGATGAAGGTTCCCACCTACCAAGCGCAGCTCCAGCGCCCGCGCCACGGGCAAGCCCTGCCGCTGACCGCACAGCTCAACGCATCGGCAATGGCCGCACCGGCCATTGCTCACGCGGAGTCCGGCAAGCAGATCGCGGGCGTCGGGTCCGAGATAGCTGAATTTGGGCTAAAGAGGGCGCAGGTCGGCGCGGAAAGCGAGGCTGCAGAAGCGGCAGGGCAGATGGAGGTCGACCTGGCTGACCTTGAGGCCAGGATGTTGAGAAACCCGAATATGTCCGAGGCAGAGGGAGGATACCGCGTACAGAGCCAGATCATTATCGACAGCTACAAAAAGACGATGTCGAACAGGCTTGCCCGCGGCGCCTTTGACGCGGCTGCCGTTAGGATTCAGTCGCGCGGCCTGCTGTCGTTTACCAAACTTAACAACGCGCGGGTGGTCGAGGCCGCCGCTGCCAATCTTAGAAACGTGACGAATGAGCATCTGAAGGCCGTGTCTGACCCTGACAGCAGTGACATCGCGCGACAACTTGCGTATGTTCGTGCAGTTCGTGCCATAGTGGATGCAGAGGGTGATATTGGCGCTCTCAAAAGGCAGGAGCTTATAGCGCAACTCCACGTCGACGTCGCGGTCAATACGCTTGCCAGCTACATCAACGGGGAGCAGGTATCTTCGGCTGACCTTGTTAAAGAGTTAGAGCCCTGGCGCAACGTCTTCAACCCGCCTGCCGAGGATACCAGCTCCCTCCCGTTTGGCCCGGTGCGGTATGATGCGGCGCAACTAGCGGCGCAGTTTCGCGAGGGGACCAGCCACGACGTCATCCTGAAGATGGCGCGAGAAAACCTGACCCCTGAGCAGATCAATGAAGTTGCAACGACGATAGAAAAGATCGCTGCGCGTAGGGCGCTGGCCGCGAACGACAGGCGAAGTCAGGACGACGCCGCCGCCAAGCGGAAAGATGAGGAGATTGGACGCGCGATAATGTTCGGGGACGGCTCACTGGAAGCCAAATGGGACGCCTTTAAGCTCATCTCCGAATCTGTTCACCTCTCGGTCGGCACGTTGACTGCCTTGCGCAACTATCTTGCAGGCGGTGCCACTGTAAACATCGACGCGGATGTGGGGGCAGCGGTGCTGCAGATACGCAGCGGCGAAATCACGACAGACATGCAGCTACTTGAGACAATAGGGCTAGAAGACTGGACGATCACATACGAGACCATAACCAAACTCTTGCTTCCGCTAATAACACAGACAACGGGCGAAAGCGGCGCACAGGTGAACTTTACGCGTGCTCTTAACTGGGGCGAAGCGGAGCTTGGGTTTAACGCATCTATGGCCGAGGGCGGGTTTCTATTCGGAGACGCCCCAGAAAAGGCTCTTAAGTTCCAAGCGGAGATGCTTGAGTGGCAGTATGACAAGAAGCACTCCATCAAAGACCCGATGGTAATGGCGCGAAGGATAGTGGAGCGGCTGAAGGCCGAAGGCAATCCGAAAGCGGAGTCCCGCCTGATCATGCTTTTCGCCGCGTATCGAGCTGTGCTCGCCAAGGACGACCCGACCGCGACCGAGATCGCAAACGCAAAGACGGTACTAGCTGCTGCTATGGTAGCGACGGGCATGGTGACGGCGATCGCGGCGATGCAGCCGGACTTTGACCCCGAAGCGGTACTCCTTGCGCATCGACCAGCAGCTGGTGAGCAGTAGCCATGAATGAGCTAGACGAACTCTATCTGCGCTTTCTGTCAAACGAGGCACTATCCGGCGACCCGACAGCTCTCAACGCCGTCGCCTGGGACCGCATCGAAAACGAGGCTGACGGCACGCGCGTCGGCTACGACGACACGACCGGGCAACAGTTCGTCTTGGGTCAGGACGAGCCGGCGCCAGTCGCGCCAACGCCGGCCGCGCCAGCCGATGCATCGGCATCATCGGTTGAAACCTATTACCCGCATGAGCCGGCCGCGCCGCGTCCCCTCGCCGAGGTGAGCACGCCGCAGGCCGCGCCAGCCGAGGATGCTGTGCAGCGGCGAATGACACTGCTAGCCAGTACGATGCGACAGGCTGGCGCAGAGCGAGACGAGGAGTCCAATACCTGGTGGCAGGACATCGGCAGCGATCTTGGTAGGCTCAACGTTGCCTTGGATGCGCCGGCCGGCGGCTGGGCGCAGGGCATTATGCGGGCAGCTCTCAACTCCGCTGGCGCGTTGAGGATCGTTGACCAGAACGACGTCGACGAGTATTTCCAGCTTGTTGATGAACTCAACGCAGCTAACACTGAAAACAACCCTGTGGCTCGGATTCTAGGTGGCGCGGGCAGGCTGGTCGGACAGTACGTCTTCCCGGCGGCCACGGGCTATCGCGCGCTGCGGGCGCTAAAGGCACCGCAGTGGCTGGCAGCTCTCGTGGCCGAGTCGCTGACCGGTATGCTCGCTCTGTCGCCCAATGACGAGAACCTTTTCAATATGCTGATTGCCGAGGATACCAGCTCGCCCCTGTGGGGTCCGCTGCGTGATCTGCTGGCGATAGAACCCACTGACAGTGAGTGGGCGAACCGCAGCCGCAATGTCGCCGAGGCGATTGCGGGGCTGGGCGGCAGCGTGGCGCTGATACGCGGACTGACCGGGGCGGTGCGCCAGGTCAAGAAGTTTATCGCGTCTCCCCAGGGTCGAGAGGCCGCCGATGCCGTAGATGAGGCGCTTCGTAGACAGGCACAGGGGATTCTAGACGAGGGTGTCGGCCGGGGCGGTGCCACCTCCGCACTGCGTCCTGCCGCGAGGTCCGTACTCCGCGAGCCCGCTGCACCGGCATCGGTTGAAACCTATTTCCCGGTGGTATCTGCGGCGGCTAGAGGCGTGCCGAGGAACGTACCCCCCGAGGTCGCAGAGCCGTTTTACAGTGCTGTTGTCAGAGCTGTCGATGCGCTGCCTATGGAAAAGGCCGCTGGCGCGCAAATGCGCGCCACGATTGCCAACACCGCCGGCGTCAAGCCCGAGGAAATGGCGTGGATTGGGCTGGACGATTTTCTCGCTGGCAAGAAGTCTGTGACCAAGCAGGAGGTGCGTGACTACGTTGACGCTAATCAAGTGCAGGTTGAGGAGGTAGTTAGAGCCGATGAAGGTGTTACGCAAAATGTAAGCTACTTGCGTAGGCGCTATGAAATGATGGTTGAGGGCAGCGGCGATTATGCAAAATTGCCGCCATCGTTAAGAGAAGAACGCGCAGAAAAGATGCTTGCTGACATTGAAGCTATGGAAGCAGGCAACGTAGTAGGGCCGACAAAATTCGGCGATCGCACGCTGCCCGGTGGCGAGAACTACCGCGAGGTGGTGCTGACGCTGCCCGAAACGCGCCGCACCATATCGAACGCAGGGTTGGCGCGGCTTGATGAGCTAGAGGCGGCTCGTGGATGGACCGACGCAGAGCGGAAGGAATATATCGATCTGGTGGCCAAAGTAGAGGAAAAAGGTCAGTTTCGAGGAGGCCACTTTGACGAACCCAACGTCCTCGCGTGGGTCCGCCTGAACGATCGTGCCGGCCCCAACGGTGAGAAGATACTGTTCATCGAGGAGATACAGAGCGACTGGCATCAACTGGGGCGGAACGTCGGGTATCGGGGCGGGCCAGGAGATCGGCTAGGCAAAGTCCCCGACGCCCCACTCAAAAACACCTGGCATCAAATGGCTTTCCGCCGCGCTCTCAAGATGGCAGTCGACGAGGGCTACGACGCTGTCGCCTGGACGCCCGGCCGGGTGCAGGTCGCGCGCGCCCATCTAGGCACCCAGGTCGATGAGCTGCGGCTCGAAAAGCTGAACAACAAATGGCGGCTGCAAGCCTTGCGTGATCCTGGTCCTGCTGACCGGATAAGCACAGGGCAGGATCAGCCGCCTCCATCGACGAGGACTACGGTCGCCTATGACAAATCCGGCATGACTGATGGTGGCCTGGCTGACCTACTCGGCAAGGAGCTTGCTGACCGCCTGATAGACACCGCTGTCGGCTCCACTGGTTACCGGAGCCTCTCTGGCGACGGGCTAGAGGTAGGTGGCGCATTTTTGCGGAGACTCTACGACACGCGCATCAGAAACTATGCGTCGAAGTTCGGCAAGAAGTTTGACGCGCCGGTCGGAGAGATTGATATCACGACGGTTTCGGACGCCCAATGGGTCGACCTTGGTGAGGGCCTCGACATCGTCATTTCATCATCAGCG